GCGGGACTTGAATATCGTGATCTTCCTCCTACAATTCCAGTAGAGGTAAGAGAAGATATAAACGGTAACCCCGTAGTAATTCAAGCAGAGGTAGCATCTGCATTACTTGTGTTAGAAAGTCCAGCAGCATTAGCAAACGCAATTGCTACTTGCTTTAATCCAGATGAAGAAATTGAAGGATTAACGGAAGAGCAAAAATGTGAATTAGGCAAGGCACTGATTAATATAGGTGCCGACATGTCTATACCAGAACGTGAAAAAGCAGAAGATATAGTAGTTGTAACAATAATAGCTGGTCAGATAGTTCTTGGCACAGCATATAGAAGGAAGGTATAATATGAATATGAACTGGTTAAAAAAATGGGGCTTTGCGGCCCTAAATGAAAACTTTACATTCCTAGGATTTTTCGTAGCCTGGGTAGTACTTGAGGGCAGCGCAAAAACAGTAGTAGGCTATGTAACTATAGCCTCAGTAGCCCTATGGTTTTTAACCATTGGAATAAGAGAAAAGTCAGAAAAAGACGAATAAATGATATAATTGGGATATGAAAAAATTAATTCCCATTGCTTTATTTGGCTTAATAATGCTATCATTATCTGGATGCGGGTATGACGGTCATTATCGTTATCCATGTCAAGATCCAAAAAATTGGGAATCAGCAGAGTGCAAACCACCAATCTGTACAGCTAACGGGGCTTGTCCAGAAGATTTAATAGAGATGAAGGAACCAGCAAATGGCTAAAGAAAGATTATCACCACAAGATTTAGACGCAAGACTTAAATTTATTTTAGGTATAACTCTAGGATCAATTCTATTTATTACAGCAACAGGAATCATGTATGCGTTAATATTTGTCACACAGCCAGTTATTGGTCAATCAGAAAACGACAAGATGTTTTTCAATGTTCTAGGTAGCGTTGCAACATTTATTACAGGAACTCTTGCTGGTTTACTAATTGGATCATCTGGAGCAAAAGATGTGATGGCAGCACAAATTGCTAATAAAGAAGTTGACGCAAAAAATACACAAGCAGACAAAAAATTAGAATCAGAAATTGATGAAGCAAAAGCACGTAGATTAAACAAGCCTGATGGTGCTATGCCAGAGGAACAACCAGTAGACACAGATTGGGACAAATAATGTCTAAAGATTCCACAAAAAAAACTTTATTAAAAACATTAAGTTGGGAAACTTTTCACCTTGTAGGTGTTGCTGGAGTTATTTATTTATTTACTCGTGAGTGGGAATACGCAAGCCTTGGAGCACTGATATATATAGGTTGGGAAGCCCTTGGATATTTTATTCACGAAAGAGTATGGGCAAAATTTGGGAGTAAGGTAAAATAATGTCAGATAAAGGAACAGCAGAGAAGCTTGTTGAAGTAGCACTTGCTGAAGTTGGATACATTGAAGGACCAAAAGATAATGAAACTAAGTATGGTAAATATACAAAAGCAGACTTTCAGCCATGGTGTGGATCATTTGTTAACTGGTGTGGAAATGAAGCAGGAGTAAAAATCCCCAATACAGTTTATACCCCAGGTGGCGCAGCCGCATTTAAAAAAGCTGGGCAATGGATTGATACAGATATCGCAGACCCAGAAGCAGGAGATATTGCATATTTTGATTTCCCATCAGATGGCGTAGACAGAATTTCTCACGTTGGTATTGTTGTAAAAGACAATGAAGACGGAACCGTTTGGTGCGTAGAAGGAAATACATCTGGAGATGCTAAGGGCAGCCAGCGAAATGGTGGGGAATGCTGTAAAAAACTTCGTGCCTATAAGAAAAATAAAAAAGGAATTCTTGTATCTATTGTAGGATTTGGTCGACCTAAATTTGAAGGAACATCAAGCAATAAAACAAAAGAAAAATCTTCTAAATCCGTTGTCAAAAAATGCCCAACTTGTGGCAAATAATATATGACAAAAAGTAAAAAAAGGATTGACAAACACTCATTAACTACTGTACAATTAGACTAGTAATTAAATAAACGGAGTGTAATTGAAGTCATATTTAGAGCAATCGCAAAACTTAAAGCAGAAACACTCTGTTTGGATATCTAATAAAATTGAGCCTATGGTAGAAAACCATCCAACATGGATGATACCAGGTCACGAAGACAGTAAAGCAGAATATAGAAAAAATAACTATAGCTTAAGGTGTGACGATTTTGTTTTAGGTCAGCCAGAAGAAATCATTTTTGCGGGTTGCGAAAGAACTATTCCTATGGATATAAAAGAAGAAGATGGTTGGGCATACAAAATATTCAAAGATTTTGGAGCAGAAACTTTTGCTAACCTATCTTATCCTGGAGCTTCTGTACATAAAATAGTTCCAAATTTGTATAAGTATTTTAAAAGTATTGGTAACCCAAAAAACATCTGTTTGCTAGCCCCAGAAATGATAAGAGATTTAGGGTTTTGGGAAGAACACCAGATATATAAGCCAAAAATATTTTACCAGTACAGGCCAGAAGTAAATGAAGGAAAAGAGCATAACATAGCAAGCGTTCCTAACAACTTGCCAATGCAACTTTTAGCTATTCGATATCTTCATACGATGAGAGCATTTGAACAATATTGTGATCAAGTTGGAATAAATTTAGTTTGGACTTCTTGGTGTGGAGAAACTAATAAATTTTTAAACGAACATGATTTTAAATTCTTTGTAAATTCTAAAGATGAGCTGTATAACCAGCAAAATATATATGATTTTTTCTCAAATAATTTAATAAAAAAGGAGAACAAATGAGCTTAGATGCCAAAACATGGGAACCGTATAAAACAAATTACAAAAAGATAGGACAAGACCCATCAAATATTATTATAATAGAAGACTTTTTAGAAAAACCAGATCGTGAACTTATCCTTCAGTACCTAAATCAGTACAAAGATGACGCAAACTTTTCTGGTGGTAAAGATATAAGATTTTCTCGTGTAAAGCAAGAAAACAGAACAATTTATGCTTTACAGAATAAGTATCAGGACAAGATCTATGCAGAGATTAAAAAACATTACATGGATAAGTACGACATAGAGGTTTCACCAGAGCCATGGAATTCATTGCACTTTGTTAAATGGAGAGTTGGAATGGCTTCAGCTTTACACACAGATTGCTTGCACCCAAACGGGGAGCCAGTAGAAAAATCTTCTTACTATAAATTAAATATTGCAGGACTAATGTACCCTGGTGAAGACTATGAGGGCGGAAGAATTGTATTTCCTGCTTACGGAGTGGACATAAAGCCAAAGCCTGGGACACTAATACTTTTCCCAACCGTGTACCAGCATGAAGTTACCAAGGTTACATCAGGAGTTAGATACACAATGCCTATATGGTATACATTTTCTTTTGCAAATAAAGACAATGAAAATATTTTAAAAGATTTAGGACAAACAGTTTTAAATAAATATGACTTTAATGACTCAAAGGGATTATGGATAAATCCTGGAGATCCAGATAAACACTTGGATACCTACTGATGAAAAATAATAGAATTATAAATGATTTTTTTTCTGAATCTCAAATAAATAAAATTTATGATTATGTTAACTCATGCCCTATTGAAAAAATTGTTAATAATAAAAGAGTAGGTCAGCAGCTGTATTATATTCCCGCTTTTGATATGAGAGAATCTGGGGATTCCGATTTATGGGACACTGTAGAAAAAAAAGCATTTGAAAATTCTGGTAAAAATTTAAAAATATTAGGAATTCAATTTTGTAGATATACCTTAGACACGGGAGTTAACCCATCTTTAAGTCCACACTATGACGTAGCGTTTGATAAAGAGGTCTTAACGTTAGACGTGCAGCTTAAAAAATTTATTGTCGGGGACTGGCCAATTGTTGTTGAAAAAGAAAAATATATACTTCAAGATAATCAAGCGCTAATTTTTTCTGGAACTCATGAAGTTCATTGGAGAGAAAAAAGAACTTTTGCTAAAGGAGAATATTTAGACATGATATTCGCACACCTATGCGATCCAGATTCAGATGACATTAAGGATTCTCATAAAACTAACATGAAAATTAAGTCTAACTATTACTTAAAAATGTGGGAAATAGAAAGAGCATAATGTTATTTTTAAACGAAAAAGGAATTGATGTTTTTTTTAAAAAATTTAATTCTAGATCTAATAAAGGTTTTTGGAACAACTATACCGTAAATATTTGGAAAAAAAATATTAACGGGTGGGGCAGTAAAAAAGGAATGTACCTTAATGACTCTTGGGGTATTGTTGATAAAGTTCCTGTATCTAAAAATGGAATGTGGGTGATCAAGAAAGATTATGTCAAATATTTTAAATAGTCTTGGAATAGATAAAGAAGATTTAAACTGGTGGCACTTAGGTGCTTGTAGGGGTATGGAAACTAATTTATTTTATGAAAAATATGAGATTGATTACAATATTGCAAAAAATATTGATGAGGCATGTCTGTCGTGCCCAGTAATAAAAATGTGCTACGATTACGCAATAAAAAATAATGAGCATGGAGTTTGGGGTGGAGTTTATTTAAATTCTGGGTCTGTAGATAAGACAAAAAATACCCACAAGACTAAAGAAATTTGGAAAAAGCTTAAGGCAAAACATGTCTGATAAAAATTTCTTTAAATATGGAATAAATCAGTGGACGGGTGAGCCAAACAAGCCAGTCTTTTATACAGAAGAAATGAAAAAAGCGGTTCATAGCATTAAAAGGCCATCAATGCTGCTAATGGACATAGTTAAATATCCAGATTTCTTGGCGCTAAGGCTATACGAAGATAATTTTTTACAATTTGACGGGATCAAAAAAGAAATAGTTATTGATTATGTATCAAAAATAAAGAAGATTATAGAGTCTTACGGGGTAAGATGCGAGTTGGAAGGCAAACAAAGTGCAAACATTATGTAAAAATTTAAGCTTAGCCTGCGTAGAAAATTTCTACATAGACAAAAAAGGAGGAGAATAAAATGGAAAAAATCCTTTGTTATTCATGCAATAAAAGTAAAAACAACTTAGTGGTAAGAAAATCTACTCTTCTTCCTATTAATTTGTTTATTTGTGAAACATGTACAGCTTCAAAATTTGAGCCTAGATGGGTTATAATTTTATCTGGCCGTCAGAATGGACTAGATTTTATTAAAGAATATATCTTGAAAAAGAAGTATATTGGAAAAGAAATTGCAGCAACAGAGGTGATAGTTTAGGTTAATTTAGGTGATATAATTATGTATAGTGAATTCATTTAACATTAGCCAAATAACATTAGCTCTCCTAGCAGCATTAGTATCAGGAGTTGGAACTGCCCTTATTGCAAGTCTTAGAGACATTAAAAAAGATAAAATTAGAAGGCAAGAAAGAGCAGAAGATCACTTAAAATTAGAAATAAAAGACCTTAAAATTGAGTTATACAAAATAGAAAAAGAATTAACTGAATGGAAAGATAAATATTATAAGGCCATAGAAGAGTTAATTTTATTAAAATCTGAATTAGATCAGGCATTATTTGAGCTAGAATCGATATCCCCTCACAAACTGGACACATAATTTTACATTTAGTATACTTTTAGACATGACTGCAATAGTAGCCCTAATCCATGAAAATAAAGTCCTCCTAGGTGGGGACTCCGCAGCATCTGATGAAAAAACAGGATTAATCTTTCAAAGAGTAGACCCAAAAGTTTTTAAAGTAGGTCAATTTGGAATTGGGTTCGTAGACAGTTTTAGGATGGGTCAAATTTTACAATATAGTTGGACCCCTCCGCTTTACAAGCCTAACGCTGGGTTTAAAAATTTAGATAAGTTTATGAGAACTAAGTTTGTAGAATCAATAAAAGAGTTGTTTAAAGAGCATGGCTATGGTAATCAAAATCCAGGTTCTACGGAGGACGGCGATGAAGGTGGAGTATTTATTATTGCTGTTCAAGGTGCTGGTAGAATTTTTGTAATGGATACAGATTTTCATATTGGGGAAGCTGATGTTCCTTACATGGCAGAAGGAGCGGGACAAGAAATATCTTTAGGATCATTTTATTCAACTCCAGCCATTAAGACTCCACGTAAAAGAGTAAGGCTAGCACTAGAAGCCGCTGCAAAATTTAATATGTCGGTAAGACCACCCTTTACAATAATTGAAGTTTAGAGTATAATAAACTGTATGGACATTAACGAATTGAATCCAAAAGATTATAGTAGTGCCATGGATTTACGAGGATACCCTACACATGTTTGCCCTTGTGGTTGCTTTGTTTGGAACCTTAAAGTAGTTTTTGTTGATTACGACATTGCAACTTACTTTTTAGATATGCAATGTTCAGCTTGTGGAAGTCTGGCAACTGCTCCCACCCCTATAGATAAGGATAAGATTTAATGAGAAAAAGCGAAAGAATTCGATTGCTAGAACTTCAATTAATCAAAATTGAGTTTGAGATAGATCTTTTAAACAACATGCTGATAACTTTATTAGAGGCAAACAACCTAGCACAACCAGAACTAGACGCTGGAAAGTGGTACAAGAGGAGATTAGACAAAAACTCTTGACAGGATTTTAGTATTTTAGTACAATATAGAAATGAATAAAAAAATAATTAGAGCGCTAGTCGCTGTAACTCTCTCTGCCTCCACCTTAATTCAGGTGGCACCTACGGCACAAGCAAACACTGTGCCTGCAATAGCAATTCTAGATACTGCCTTAAATAGCTCTTTGCCAATTTTTAAGGACAAGGTTGTTCATGAAGTATGTATCATGGAATGGAATAGTTGTCCAAACGGAAAATCATTTATGGAAGGACCTGGTTCAGCACAACTTCCAGTAGACATTATGTCTGCAGGTGGATTTGATCATGGAACTCAAATGGCTTCTGTTTCTGTAACTATAAATCCAAACATTAAGATAGTTTTTATTAGGATTATTGGTAATGTTCCTGGAACATCTCAAAGACAAGATGCTGGTTTCAATACTGTGTCCAAAGCTCTTGAATGGGTTAATTTAAACGCTGAAAAGTTTAACATTAAAAGCGTTGCCATGGCTCAAGCAAATTATTCTTTGGTAGCAAATCCTCAAATAAATTACTGCCCGTCAGATAATTCAGTAACACCTTCAATAAAAAACCTGCTTCTAAAACAAGTACCAGTATTTTTTGCAGCAGGAAATAATAGAGACTATAAAAGAATTGCTTGGCCGTCATGTATTGCAGAGTCTGTTTCTGTTTCCATGTCAGATCAATATGGAGAACTAAGTAATTTTTCTAACTACGATGCCAACCTGTTAGATTTTTACGCTTTGGGAGCAATGCCGATTACAAATCCAAACGGATCTGTAAAAAATGGCTCAGGATCCTCTATTTCAGCAATTGTTGCTGGAACAGTTTGGGCTGGCGCTGTTTTAAATAACCCTAAGTCTAATTACAATGAAATTATGCAATCTATTGTGTGTAATTCTAAGTTTACTAAAGGCGCAAGAGGTCAGCAAGGTAACGTTATGCCAACAAGCCCAATTCGTGTTGGAACTTGCCAAGGAACTGGCACCAGCGCACCAGTAGTAACACCAGTAACACCAGTAGTCCCAGCGGGACCAACAAAGCAACAACTGTTAGATTCAATAAATAAATCATTTAATGATGAAATTATTAGAATAGAAAAAGAGCATCAGCTTGCTTTAATTAATCTAAATGAGTCTAAGAGTAAACTAATCCTAGACACTAAAGCAAAATATACAAAGATGGTGTCTGACCTTGGATAAGATTACCGTATTAGAGGAAATTATCAAAGAAATTGGTGAGGAGTTGTACCAGAAATGGTACAACGCCCTTGCTATTGAAGATAGAACAGAAGAGGCATCTAAAGCAATGGCACAAAATTCTGGAGAAACCGCATTTTGGGTAATTCAAACATTTATGTCAAAGTTTAACGAAGCAGCGGAAGATCTTAAGGATAAGTAATGCCTTTTGTTCCTGGGCCATCTAACATTAAGGGAGTTCAACACTACCCAATACCCCAAGAACAAATTGAGTCTGCAGTACTAATAGATCAATCCCAGCTTAATAAATCAAAGCTTTTTTCAAATAGAGAAACATATATTAAAACTTTGCCACAAGGTTTGGATTATATGGAAATTGGTGTTGCCTGGGGTTATTATTCAAAAATAATTGCAGAAACTTTAAGCCCTTCTTCTATATACTTACTAGATACATATGATCAAGATCAGCTTTGTTGGTCTGAGAGAAAATTTGGTAGTTGCCAGTGCTTTCCTAAACATATTCAAACTTATGACAAAGACAGTCATGAAAGTTTTATAAAAAAAGAATTTTCAAAATATAAAAATGTTCATGTAATTGCTGGAGATGCCTTAAGAACATCTAAAGAAATAGATAAAAAGTTTGATTATATATATATTGATATAGTTAACGATAGAAAAAAAATTCAAGAACTTTTAGAAATTGTTAAAAATCTTGTTAAGCCAGGTGGTATAATAGGATTAAATGATTATTTAATATATGATGGAATTATTGAAGACGGCAAATATGGAACCTATCAATCAGTAAATGAGTTTTTATTCTTAAACAAAGAATGGTCAGTAGATGGCATTGCTTTGCACCCATTAGGATTTTATGATATATACTTAAGAAAAGAAAATTATCTATGATAAATAAAAAATACTCAAAAATAAATCCTTCTTATTTTTTAGAAAACCTAGATAATAAAGGACTTCAATCTTCACTTTTGAATTCGTTATTTAGAAATGAATTTGATCAAACTTGGTCTTTAAATGATCCGTACAAAAGCATGAATGTAGGAAACAGGGAATTTACGGTTGCACCAACCGAAGCCCGTCTTCCCGATAACTTTAAAGACGACGGCTCAGTAATTTATAAATACAATAGTGATTGGTACAGGTCAGATGATTTTAATAAAAATCAAACTTCTAAATTTCATATAGTATTTAACGGATGCTCGGAAACAGAGGGCATTGGGGGAAACATAGAGGATTCTTGGGGAAAAATTTTACACACAAAATTTTCTAAAAAATATGATGTTGGAAATTTTTATAATTTAGGTAGGGCTGGTTCTGGTTGGCACCAGGTCATTTTAGATTTTTTTGTTTACGAAGAAAAGTACGGGACACCGACACATTATTTTGTTTTGTTGCCAAACATAGGCAGAAATTTTTTTTGGTCAGAAAACAATTTAGGGGGCTGGTATTACCACCAAAAATATGTAGATAGAGAAAAAGTTTCAGTTTTTTCTAATCAAAAAAGTCTAATTTCTATAGAGGATCAAAAAAATGATTTAATGGATTTTATGATTTCTTGGAAAATTTTTGAAAAATACTGTGATTCAAAAAACATTAAGCTTTTAGCTTCAAGCTGGGACCTTGCTGAGCTTGAAAATATATGCTTTATGGGTCAAAACAAATCAGTTTTTAAAATGAATGAGGAAGACGCAGAAAACTTTTTTATAAAAAATAAAGAAACTTTATCTTTGGAAAAAAGAGATAAGCATAAAGGAAGATCTTTTCATGAATGGTGGGCTCTTGAATTTGAAAAAGAAGCAGAAAAAAGGTGGGGTCAGTGGTGAATATTTTTAAAATAATTAAACTGTGGCTAATTAAAAGAAAAATAAAAAAAGCTCTTAACAAAAAAGAAAGGTTTATATACTGATGGGTAATAAATTTAAAAACGTTTCTGACTGGTACGAGTACGGACTTGAAAAAAACTGGGTGACTAAAATATTTTGTGATACCCATGAGGGGCCACCACTTACGGATGCTGAAATGATTGACTGGGATGAAGGTAACGATCCCTGCAGCTTTCATGTTAAATTCATAGATGAATAAAAGCGACATTTGGTTGACTTAAACGTTTATATCTATAGGGTATAATATATATGTCCTATACAGTAAAGGATTCCATGCCGACAACGGGGTGGAAAAAAAGGAGAAATAAAATAAATGAACTCATTTAAAAAAATATCGCTAATCATCGCTGCAGCCCTGACTAGCACAATGCTTGTAGCGCCAGCAGCTAGCGCTAACGCTGGAACTGTCACGCTAACAGTGGCGGGAACTGCAGCAACGGGTGGAACAGTAGTAACAACTCCTGTGTCACTACCAGTACCAGCAGATAACAGCGTAGATGCAGCAGATGCATTAAAGATTGCTGTGACATCAGTAGACACTGGAACAGTAGTAACAGCAGTTGCAGTAAATGCAACTATTGTACCTGCTCTTGCAGCAACTGGTTCAGCAGTAACAGCATCATCTGGAACATCCACACTATCAATTGCAACAGGAACTGGAACAGCGGCAGACTTTTATGTATATACTAAAAGTACAGCAGTAGGTTCGGTATCTATTACTCGTGCAGGAACAACAACAGTTTATTATGTACAAGGTACCGCAGGTGCTTTGAACTCAATTACTTTGTCTGCTCCATCATCAGCAGCAGCAGGTACGTCACAAGTTCTTAAGGTATCTGGATACGATGTATTTGGAAATCTAAAGAGTGGAGCCACAATTAATACTTTGGTTTCAAGCTCTGGAACAGCGCTATCAACAGCACTAACAACTGATTCAGCAACAGCAACACTTGGAACAAAAGAGCAGACAGTAACAATGCCTGCTACTGGTTCAGTAACAGTAGTTGCATATGCAACAGTAGCAACAGCCGTAACAGGCTTAGCAGCACCAATAGGTTCTGTAAGCGCTACAATTGTAGTACGTGATGTTGTATCAGAGCTTGCGGTAGTTAACGCAGCTTTGGCAGCAGAAAGAGCGGCTCGTGCAGCAGACAAGATTGCATCAGATAAGGCGCTTGCAGATGCAAAGGCTTCATCAGATTCAGCAACAGCAACTTTAAAGGCAGAGAACGAAGCCCTAAAAAAGACTATTGCAGATCTAAAGACAAAGTTCAATGCTTTGGCTAAAAAGTGGAACGCAAAGTTTCCTAAGCTAAAGGTTAATTGGATTAAGTAATTAATTTAATTAAAAGGGGCAGGGCGTAAGCCTTGCCCCTTTATCATTTAAATGATAGAATTAAGATATGAGATTTCACTGGATGGAAAGAGGCGGAGATACTAGCATTGGACATCTTAATACAATTTCAAATATAGTAGACGAGTTTGGATATGAGTCTATGCTTCTTGTATACCACTCAAAAATTGATGACAATTGGATTAAAGCTGCTAGAGTTTTAGACTTAAATCATAAATTTAAGTATATGCCTGCAATTAGAACATACGCCATTAGTCCAGAATATTGTGCAATGATATGCAAAGCTTTTTATAATATATCGCCAAACAGGCTTATGCTCAATATTGTATCTGGAGATTTGCACGAAGAAGAAACTTCGGTAGAAGACATAATATGGTTTGGTAAAGATCTAAATACTCCAGAAAAAAGATTAAAATATACAGATGAATGGATTTTAAAATTTAATACCCTAGCTGGTAATACGGTTTCAGAAATAGTTATGGGCGGTCATTCAAATGAGACAAGACTCATGGCCGAAAAGTATGGCGCCACACACCTTGCTATGCTAAACATGCACAAGCAGTCATACGAAGATCCTAATTTTATAAAAAATAAAAAACAAATGCTAGCAATTAGTATAATAATAAATGATTCAGAATTAGATATGAAGGACATGTTTTCTAAAAACAAAGGGTCTGAACAATGGACAATATATGGCAATAAGGATAGCGTAAAAAAACAACTAAACCAATTAAAAGATTTGGGGGCCACTGATTTATTAGTTAGTGCTCATCCAGAAGACAGTAATGCTTCATCAATACATTACTTAATTAAAGAAATGATAGGAGAACAAAATGGAATCAAATAAAAGAAGTCTATACAAATCAATTACATGGCCAGCCGTGCATATCGGATTTGTTGGCACGATGGTGTATTTTTTTGAAAAAATTATAACTGGAGAAGCCCACTGGGAGTATGCTGGAGCATTTGCAATTGTGTACACTGCATGCGAAATGGTGGGATACTTCATTCATGAAAGAGCATGGGCCAAGTTTGGGAGTAAATTAAAATAATATATGCTTAATGGGTTATGTGAAATAAAAGATTGTAAGGGTAAGGCATCCAGAATAGGAAGTTTACCTGAGTCTGGCATAATAGATATGTGTGCAGATTGTTATCAAGAATTGTATAAGGTGTAATGAATAAATATATGATAAAGGCAGTACAGCTCGATGTTAACGGGTTGTGTAATTCAGCATGCTGGTTTTGTCCAGTTGCGTATGCTGGTAATCCAAAATCTGCAATAAGAGACATGCCATTGTCAGAAATAGAAAATATATTTATTCAATTAACTGATGGAAAGGGCGATTTTGTAGATCCAGAATTAAAAATGGTATATTCAGCTAATTACAACGAAGTTCTTTTATATAAAGAATTTGATGCCATGATGGATCTATATTCAAAATATAATTTTAAAACAAATATACTTACTAATGGAGTTAATTTAACTAAATCTAAAACTGAGATTTTAATAAAGCACAGGGATTCTATTGATGGAATATTATTAAACATACCGTCATCTGAAGCCGATACCTGGTCTAAATACGTTAAAATGAATGTCAAATTATTTCCAAAAGTTATAGAAAATGTAAAATATTTTATAGAAGAAAACAATAAACTAGATAAACCAATCTTTATCCATCTGATGATTAATGGCATTAACGATTTGTCTTTAACTAAAAATGGTGGATGGCTAGATCTTCTTGAAAATGCACCAAAATTAGATTTAGATGTTCAAACAGGAGATTTAAAAAAAGAGCATGACAGATTTAAAGAAATTTTTCCAACCTTGAGCATAAGTACAGCTCATCATTTATATGATAGAGCAGCGCACCTAGAAACATATAAAATAATGACTCAGGGTCCAGCTATAGAAAAATATTTAATGCCTAAAGGTAGTCGTGTTATAGGATGTTCTGGCGGGATAGAGGTAAGAAGTAGAACTAATGAGTGGATACACATAAACCCCAATGGGGATCTATTTATATGCTGCGCCGATTACGATTTTGAAACAGTATATGGAAATGCATTTAATACTTCAATAAAAGAAATATGGCATAGCAAAAATAGGTCTGACATGGTTGAAAATAGCTACTCTAATATGTGTAGAAGCTGCTCTGCGGCCATTTGGGGCGACTAATGTGTTGGTTATGTGGATGTGCAGATCATATAGGACTAGGTAATAAAAGGGATGAGGATTCAGATTCTAATCAACCAGATGGTATAATAGACCAATGAGTAGATTTCTAGAACTACTTAAATAAATAACCTATAGGAGTACAAAATGTCAGACGGAATTAACTTAACAGGATTTAACGAAGTAAAGCCAGGAGCAACAAACAGCCTTGATCTAAATCCAACAGGCACAGCACCTGCAGCAGCTTTCCCAGCAGCAGACAAGTCAACACAAGACAGTTCAGGCGTAGGCCAGGGCGGAAAGTAAATTGTCAATATTTGATAAAGAAGAAGTAGTGGCACCTACAGTTGCAGCGGCTGTTGCATCAGTAGTTAGATCTGCTACAGCATGTACAAGAGACACAAGAGGACAATCCCCTTGTGCAGTTAAAGATTGCGAGAACTGTAAATAATGTGCGTTGAATGCGGATGTGAATCAGTAGGAAGTACAACTGGTATTGTTCCAGTTACAATTACAGACACTTCAAGAGATGGTGACTCAGGCTTAACACAATGAGTGACTTTAAAAAAGAAGATGGCACTGGCACGACTCCACCACCTAATGGTGCAGCTGCAGGGGCCGTTACGAGTAGTTCAGCTACACGCAAGCAGCCACGTCAAGGTCTCAAGACAGACATAAATAGACATGGCATACGTCGTGAGCTAAATACAAATCCAAGGCCTCCAAAGAGGACTGGTAGAAAAAAGATATAATGTGTAAAAGTTGTGGGGCATGCTCTAAAGAACATGCCCCCACAATTGATGATTCCGTAGATAAAATTATAGATCTACCTTTTATTTAAACATTAGGATGTAATATGACAAGCCCGTACACGATTTCAGTTTTAAGTGGTAGACCAAAGCCAGGCAGCGATGGCCCAATCAATACTCCAATATCATTAAACTCTACCTACCATGCTGGCGGTGATATAGGGTATGCAAGGTACGGCAACGATACAGCATCTTCATTAGAAGAAGTAATAGGAAAACTAGAGGGCGGCAAAACTTTAGTATTTAATTCTGGAATGTCTGCCATAAAAGCAGTCTTTGATAATATCCCGCTGGGATCAAAAATAATTGCATCTAACCAGGGATACGCTGGGGTAAATGCAACCTTAAATCAAATGCAAGATCAAGGAAAATTAATTGCAAAGTTTGTAGATATATCGAATACGGCTGAAGTTTTATCGGAATTAGATGGAGCGTACATGCTTTGGATAGAAAGTCCTACAAATCCCAGACTAGACGTGGCTGACATAAGTACTCTAATAAGGGCCTGCAAGGCTCAGGACACTATCGTAGGCGTAGACAATACCTTCGCTACACCACTACTTCAAAACCCCCTTAAAATGGGTGCAGATATTTCCATGAATTCTGTGACTAAATATTTGGCTGGACACAGCGACGTTTTATGTGGATCAATATCAAGCAATAACACTGATTTGTTTGACAAAATAGAATTTTCAAGAAAAATAAGTGGAACTATAATTCAATCATTTGATGCTTATTTAGCTTTAAGAGGAATAAGAACATTCCCAGTAAGGTTTGAAAAAGCCCAAGATAATGCAAAGAAATTAATAAAAAGAATTTCAGATCATCCGATGGTTTCTAAAATTTATTATCCTGGATTTGGCGCTATGATATCATTTGAGGTAAATACTGATTCAGAGGGTGCAGACAGAATATGCTCATCTTCCAGAATTATATCTAATGCAACAAGTCTTGGAAGCGTAGAATCCCTATGGGAAAGAAGAAGAAGGTGGCCCCTCGAAAGTAAACTGATTCCAGAAAATTTAATTAGATTTTCAGTTGGTTGCGAAGACCCAGAAGACCTATGGAATGACATTAAATATGCATTGGAATCATAAAAAAGTTAGAAAGCTTTTAGATAACGCATATACATTTCTGCCTAGAATGTATCAGGGTGTTGAGGTCCCTGAATACGATGAAGCAACAGATTTAACTATTCATACTAAGGCTCCTGGTAAATGGTTACTAATTGACTTAGAAACTGGACAAGAGTACATAGGCAGCAAAGAGCCAAATGCATATGGCAAATGGGTAAGACTAAAAAACAGACACACCCCTTGACTTTATTGCAAAAAAATACTATACTATTAATAGATTTGCCTTATAGCTCAGCTGGTAGAGCACCGCACTGTTAATGCGGGTGTCCCTGGATCGAGGCCAGGTGAGGCAGCAGAAAAGTTTTACCCTAGACAAAGGAATATAAAATGAGTGAAGAAAAATGTCCCGTAACTGGACATTCATCAAAGCCAGAAGCAACAACAAATGAATACTGGTGGCCCAATAGATTAAATTTATCAGGATTAAGAAAACATTCAGAAAAGTCTAACCCAATGTCGACAGATTTTGATTATGCTAAAGAATTTGAAAGCCTAGATCTTGATGAAGTTAAGGATGACATTAATAATCTTTTAACTACATCGCAAGATTGGTGGCCAGCAGACTATGGCAATTACGGACCATTTTTTATTCGCATGGCTTGGCACTCAGCAGGAACCTACAGAACATCAGATGGACGTGGTGGTTCTGGAGAAGGCTTGCATAGATTTGCACCACAAAATTCGTGGCCAGATAATGGTAACTTAGATAAAGCTCGCCGTTTACTATGGCCTATCAAGCAAAAGTATGGCAAAAAGATTTCTTGGGCAGACTTAATGATACTTGCAGGTAACGTTTCTCTTGAAAACATGGGCTTCAATACATTTGGTTTCGCTGGCGGACGTGAAGATGTTTGGGAATCAGATGATACATACTGGGGTAATGAAAAAGAATGGTTAGCAGACAATAGATATAGCGGTGATCGTGAACTAGAAAACCCATTGGCTGCTGTTCAAATGGGATTAATTTATGTTAACCCCGAAGGCCCTAACGGTAATCCAGACCCAATTCTTTCTGCAAGAGACATTCGTGAAACGTTTGCTCGTATGGCAATGAATGACGAAGAGACTGTTGCGCTAATTGCAGGTGGACATGCATTTGGTAAAGCACACGGAGCTGGTAATCCAGCTAATGTTGGCCCAAACCCAGAGCAGGCACCGATAGAAGAAATGGGACTTGGATGGAAGAACTCATTCGGTAAAGGCAACGCAGAAGATACAATCACGAGTGGTATAGAGGGCGCATGGAGCCCAACACCAACTCGATGGGATAACTCATATCTTGAGTTATTGTTTACATATGATTGGAAACAAACAAAAAGTCCTGCTGGTGCAACACAATGGATTCCTACAAATGAATCTGCTGCTAATTTAGTTCCAGACGCACATCTAGATGGTAAATTTCATGCACCTATGATGACTACAGCAGACCTAGCATTAAAATTTGATCCAGAGTATAACAAGATATCTATTAGATTTCTTAAAGACTTTGAATACTTCTCGGATGTATTTGCTCGTGCATGGTTTAAATTAACTCATAGAGATATGGGTCCAGTTTCAAGATATCTTGGCAAAGAAGTTCCTTCAGAAATATTAATATGGCAAGACCCAGTTCCATTAGTAAAAAGAAAAACAATTTCTGATAAAAATATTAAAAAGATAAAGAAACAAATATTAGATTCAGGATTATCTATTTCAGATCTAGTAAATACTGCATGGGCCTCTGCTTCTACGTTTAGAAAAACAGATAAAAGAGGCGGAGCAAATGGTGCGAGAATTCGATTACAACCACAGATATCTTGGGATGTAAATGATACTGCCACAATTAGTAAAGTACTTGCAGTATTGGAATCTATTAAAACAGAAATGTCTATGGCAGACTTAATTGTGCTTGGAGGATGTGCTGCTATTGAAAAATCAGCAGAGCAAGCGGGGATTAAGTTATCTGTTCCATTTACACAGGGTAGAACAGATGCATCTCAAGATCAGACAGACGTTGATTCATTTTCAGTACTTGAGCCACAATTTGATGGCTTCCGTAACTACATTAATTGGAGAGTTACTGCCCCAGAAGAAGTATTATTAGTAGAAAAAGCCAACCTATTAAACCTAAATCCAGTAGAGCTTGTATTACTACTATCTGGAATTAGAATGCTAAATAAAAATAACTTAGACAACACCTATTTAGCTAAGTTGCTTTCTTACACTAATGCTAGTGAGGCAACTAACGTCCCCCGCATTGATCTTATTATTGCGTCTAACTCAGAGCTACGTGCAATTGCAGAAGTATATGCGTCAAATGATGCAAGAGATAAGTTCTTCTTAGACTTTGCTAATGCATGGTCAAAGGTTATGGATCTTGATAGATTTGATATAAAGAAAGGGAAAAAGTGAGAACATCCTTCTTTTATTTATTGCATTCCTCAGCAATTGCTCTATTAATGCTAGGGTCATATGGCCTAGGATTTAAGCAGGCTAATAGTAAGTTAAAATCAAAGATTAAATAACTTTGTAGCTGCAATAGGTCCTAGGCATGACTATAAACTGCCCCCACACTTATTGACTAAACCTGTCAGAAATGAGATAATGTATTATATGATAAAAAGACCAGCCTGGATATTTGATGTTGATGGAACGCTTGTAAACGTAGACCCAATATTAAGTATAATATTAAATCAGGATAGATCAACTGATTCTTTTAAAAGAAATTACGATGAATTTCATAAAGAGTCTATTAATTGTGAGCCACATAAAGATGTTGTTAATATGTTATTGGAAGCCCGTAAAGATTTTGATATAATTATAGTAACCGCCAGAAAAGAAAAGTATAGAAACTTGACTTCTAGGTGGCTAAAAAATAACAATTTGACACACGATGCTTTATTTATGAGGCAAAACGAGGACTACAGAGAAGATTACGCAGTAAAAAAAGATATTTTAGAGTATGTAAATGTATATTGGGATGTAAAGCATGCAGTAGACGATAACCCAAGTATAATTGAATTATGGAAAGAAAATGGAATAGAAACAACTAAAATAGGAACATGGGACGGAATTAAATAATGATATCTAATCGTTCTGATAGAATAATGGTGTGGGGAAATGTTTCTAAAGATTTGCCTAAATTAAAAGAAGATATACTTGGCGAATATAATAAGAGAAAAGATTTGTTAATTGAGCATCACACTGGCTACAGGATGGTAATGGACAAAACTATGCCATCTAACAATAAATTAGATGAAGACTTTGCGCCGTGCCTAGAAGAATATGTTAAAGAGTATGGATTAGACCCTGAAGAAAAATATGGGTTCTCAGATTGGATTCTAATTGGCTGGACTGTTCCAGAAAGAGGAATGCCACTACACAATGATCATATAGCAGATGTATCATTAACTGGTATAGAATTTGAGCAACCATTTTTAACAGCTATATTTTATTTGTCTCATGAATGTGAAGGCGGAAATTTAGAATTTCCAGATTCTAACTTTCTTTTAGAGCCAAAAAGCGGAGACCTAATTATTTTTCCGTCTGAGTCAAATCACGAGGTTTTAAATTATATTAGTGGAGAAAGAATAGTTATTCAAAAGTTTGTTTTTAAAGAAAAGGGCAGTAGCAAATGATAATTGGTTTATCTGGTTATGCTAGGTCTGGCAAAGATACTGCTGCTGACCGTTTAGTTAACAATCACGGATTTGTTCGCTATTCTTTTGCTGCACCTATGAAAGAAGCAATGTATATATTGAATCCAATTGTTGGTTTAGACGGCATAGGCCCTTTCAAATACAAAAATTTAGTAGACACATACGGATTAGACAAAGCAAAAGAGTCTTATCCTGAAATACGTAGATTGCTTCAAGTGTTTGGAACAGAAGTCGGAAGAGATATGTTTGGAGCAAATTTTTGGGTAGATCTTGCATTAAATAAAATTGATGTAGATAAGGCCGTTATTAGTGATGTACGTTTTAAAAATGAAGCAGACGCTATTAAAAAATCTGGCGGACAGGTGTGGAGAATTAATAGACATGGAATTGGTCCAGTCACAAATCATTCATCAGAAATTGACTTAGATGATTATGGCTTTGATCACATAATTGATAACGACTATAGCGTATCAGATTTAAATAATATGGTGGATATGCTTTTAGGCAAAAATAATGATTAAAAAAATAATTTGTTTAATTAAAGGTCATATTTTAATTAAAGCTGGCGCATGCCCATTTACTGGTAAATCCTATGACACATGTAATAGGTGCGCTAAGCTAATTGAAGTAACCCTTTAATCTGGTATAATATATATATGAACAACAACATACCTCCATGCTTTTATTGTCCACAAGACAGTAAATATTCAGAACCAGAACCAAAAACTGGTAAGCCTATAGACGTGTGTGATAAGCATTTCCATTTAAAGTACATGGGATAAAATGGCTTACAGCAGGTTCTTTGACAGCGATATATACATATATTCGCATGTAGAGGGTTATGTTTATTGTGCAGCCTGCTTGTTGTCTGAGGATTCTGAGATAATAAAAGACGACGAGCATTTATTTATACACATAGAGGATCATTTAAAGGCGGGACATAGTATACCAGACATGCTTTATTATGAAATTATAATGGATTCAGATAGATACACCCTTGACAAATACCTTACAAAATAGTATTATTAATACATAAAGCGATTCTGCTTTTACCTGAAAGGATTAACATGTCAGCATTTGATTATAGCTTTACAGATAACAATGGTAATGAAATAGATTTAGGACAGTTTAAGGGAAAGTTATTGCTTCTTGTTAATGTTGCTAGCCGATGTGGAATGACACCTCAATACGAGGGGCTTCAAGCACTGCACAAGAAATATGCAGACAAGGGTTTGGTTTTAATCGGATTCCCATGTAATCAGTTTGGCGGACAAGAACCAGGATCAGACGAAGACATTAAAGAATTTTGTAGCACAACATACGGGGTAGATTTTTTGATGTCTACAAAAATTGATGTTAATGGCCCAGATGCACACCCGCTATTTAAATATTTAGTCTCGCAGGCAGATTTTGATGAAGTGCCATGGAACTTTACTAAGTTTCTTATTGATGATCAATTTAGATCTATGGGGCCACAAACAACTCCAGAACAAATTGATGGATTTATAGAAAATATTTTATCTTAAATAATGATTAAAACTTTAGTAGAAAAATACCTTATGCGTCCTAGGCGCCTTAGAGAAGCAATTTCGGAAATAGTCAAGGAAAATGAAGAGCCAACTAATTTAACTTGGTCTGAGGGCGACACTTGGTATGGATGGACGTACAATCCAGAAAAGAAACGCTACTATTTTGACGATATTGGCAACAAATCTCTCATGGGTTTATGGGAAGATCAATGGTTGAGGGAATCTGATAATTTAGAAAATAAGCTTTAAATTAACAAAATGATATAATATAGGTATGAATAAATATAATTCTGTAAATAAGCTAAACGAAAGCATATGGGCTTATGAGGGCATAGATGTAGATGATTTATTAAAGCAATTAATAAATGCTAATGGAGAGTGGATTTCTTATACGGAAGGTCATAATGTAAAAGGAGATACACTATACATATTTCCAGAGCCAAGTAACTTAAATGTATATAATAAAGTTTTAGATATATATAATAACTGTCTTAGCGACTATCTTATAAAAAATAACCTAAGCATTCCTTTAGAAAACCTAGATATTTCTCTTGTAGAACCAAAAATTGATGGCGAATACATGTCCTATGACAAAAAAGCAAATATCTTGTTTAGAAAATATAAACCTGGTACAACAATGCCATATCATGAAGATTCTGTTCACAGGGCATATGGCGGAGGATTTACTGTTATTTTATATTTAAATGATAATTACATTGGTGGAGAATTATTTTTTAAAGATCAAGATATTAAATTTACTCCCACCAAAGGATCTCTTCTAATATTTCCTGGAAACGAACATCACGAAATACTTTTGCTTGAAGATGGCGAAAGATATATGATATCTGGTTATTTTTTTAAAAATAAAAGGCCAGATGCTTTGTCTGTTGCAAAGAACGGGTATGGGTCTGATGGCTCAAAGTTTTGGTTAAACCCAGCTTACCTTCCAGGCAATTTAGGTAACATAAAGCATGGAGTAGAAAATAATTACAAGAACCCATTAGATGTGGCCTAAAAATGTAAGCGCATATTGTATTATATGCAAAAAGAATGTGGTCGGAAAGATAAATGAAATAGTAGTCCTAGAATTAGGCAAATGGCTTCATATAGGAGAATGCCCTGACTGTTGCTATCAGATAAAAAGAATCATAAGAACAGAAAATAAAGGAATGGTATACTAAGACTATGGAACTAAATAAAATTGTAGAAGACATCAAGGATATGCTACAAGATAGCTTGTTAAAATCAATAGACCCTAAACCAGAAGATCTTACAGATGAAGAAATCTCAAAGTCTTACGAATCAGATAACGAAGAAGAAGACAACTGGGATAACATAGAGAAAGCTTGCTGGAGAGGCTACAAGCAGGTGGGAATGAAGGATAAGAACGGCAAGAGGGTTCCTAATTGCGTACCAGTAAAAAAGTCTCTATTCGGCACAGAAGGCCCTCAAACACTAATCCCTAGGAACTCTTAATGGGAATACTAGATAACCTTGAAGCCTACATAGACTTAGATCTATTAGGCAATCTTGATATGAAAGAAGATATAGATAAGGAAGACTTATAATGATAAAAATAAAAGATTTATTATGGAGACATATATGAAAATACTTTGTGTAGGTTTAGGTAGAAATGGAACACAATCTTTTAATCAATTTATGCAGGGACTTGGGTTTAGCACAACACATTTTTATGATTTTAAAAAAGTAAAACCTGGTTCATTTGAAGAAAATTCTTATGGGATAGAAGAACATTTTAATTCCTTGCCAGAAACAGACGTGTATTCAGATATACCAACTTGTTTAATATTTGATAAATTGTATGAAAGATTTCCCGAAGCAAAATATATTAATATAACTAGGCCTGCTAAAGAATGGATTTTATCAATGCAAAAAATAAGTGGCAAGTGGGCTCATTCACACGATCCTTATATTTTTGAGGAAGCATATTGCAATTTTTATTTAAATACTGGAAAAACAAAAATTCAAGATTTAACAGAAAATGAGCTTTTAACAATAAGAGAAATACATTTAAATAAAGTAAATGCTTTTTTTAAAGACAAAAAAAACTATTTAGAGGTCGAGCTTACTGATCCAGAAATCAGCAGCAAAATATGTAAATTTATTAATATTAGTTCTGATATAGAGTTTCCATCTGAAGATATATATAGATCACAATAATGCATATAATTAATGAAATAAAAGATTATGGTCTTTATCTGGGTAATTGTATATCTCAAGAAGACATCGACTATATACTAGATCTTTCTAAGTCAGAGGAATTAAAACAGGGCTCCAGCAGGCTTGGCTCTCACGTTGTAATATCATATGAAGCAGATCCACACTACAAAGCTTTAGAGATATCTAATCAAATATTTGCAAAAATTCACCCAGTCATGATCAAGGCAATGGAAGTATATTGTAAGCATTTTGGAATAGATATGGATAAATATGCCATGATGGACAAACCGACATATTGGATTAAAACATACGATCTTGGTGCAAATATTGGAAACCATTCTGATTCTTGGGAATCGGAAGATGGGAAAACTATGGTGCCAGAAATAAGTATTGTTCTTTATCTGTCTACAGACTTTGAAGGCGGAGAGCTAGTTTTTATTGATAAAGATTCATTTTTTGAAATTTCTGAAGACACGGGATTCATCAACAGTGAAAATGAAAAGGACATTACAATAAAGCCTTCATCTGGTAATATAGCCATATTTGATTCACATGTAATTCATAGAGTCAATGAGGTTTTGGCTGGAACCAGAATATCTACAGACATTACATACATGAAGTAATATAAACTAAATTTAGTGCAAAAAAGTGCGGCGGTAGATAGGTATTGACAGTAACCGTCATATATACTATAATTTAAGTATGAATGATCATTTATTCCAATTAGACCTGGATGGGCAAGTAACTTGCTCTAATTGTCATTGCATGAACAATGAACAAGATATTTCAGGTTCCTATAATGGTAGTAGAGCGGTTTCCGAAACCGATAATGAAGGTCCGATTCCTTCACCTGAAGCCCTATTCGAGAACCAGAGAGATTTTGAATAATGAGTAAAGATAGAAAGTTTCCAACCTCACACCAACTTAACAAGTGGGAAAGAGAAATGAAGGCAGCTGGCTTATGGCCAGAAAAGATTCAAACCGTTAACTTTAAAAATCCTAAGATAAAGCCTAGGAAAATGGGGGCAGTTGCAAATTCGGCCTCAGTTAAACCCATTACAAAAAGCCAGGGTCGGCAAGTCAAAGATATAGTAGCAGGAAAAAAAAGATTTTGGACTAATGCAGAATAATGATGTGTTCAAATAAAGATAATATAACTAATACCCTACCTGATTTAAATCAATCTGGCTATGGGTATGATGAACTAAAAGATTTTGATATGGGCTACAGGGGTGGCTCAAGAAGTAGAATAATTCCATTTAGGGGACCAATTAGATGATATACCATAAACACCTATTAGTAAATGCTAAAGTACACAACTCAGTAATGTCTGAGGCGCAAGGCATTGAATTCCTACGCAATTTGGTAGACAAGATCGACATGAAGATTATCAAAGGGCCGTTTGCTTCATATGTAAACGTAGAGGGTAACAGAGGGCTAACAGGAGTAGTTATGATAGAGACTAGCCATATAGCTTTTCACATATGGGATGAAGTCAGACCAGGTTTGGTACAATTTGATCTTTACACCTGCGGCCAATTGGAATTAGATAAGGTGATATCTTTATTTAAAGATACCTTTGAAGTAGATTCTTTAGAGTATGTTTTATTTGATAGAGAAAACGGATTTAAAGTTGAAGCAGAAGGAAGCCTAAGCTTTAAAGAAGAAGGAAATAAGTAAACAGATGCCAGAATTAAATGCAAATATACCACCGATTGAATGCTATGTACGTGGCAATTTTTTGCGTAACCAAGAAGACAGCCATGATAAGTATTTCCCCTGCGTAATATTTGGAGTAAGTAGCGTACAGAATAGAAGCCCACTATTTCATTTTATGATGGAAGATGGTGGCTTGTGGTGGCGTATGCCTCTCAATGCCTTCTGTACAAAGCCAGGTGTGCCAGAAGAAAGTCTATACAACTTAGTATTGTGGAACTCTTTAAGTCCATATATAACTGCTACCAAGTTTAGTAACCTAGCTAATTTAAGTCTTCATTATGTGGACAGAAATAAGACCAAGGTAAATGGTAAGTATTTATTTACCCTTGACTGGCATAACCCAGACTATAACAGGTTAGATGATGGGTACTCAGAGAGCCCTAATCAACACAAGTGCGGTCACGTTATAGAGCGAGATGATGGCAACTTTGCCATCCAACCTAACAATAGAATGTTTGTTCTTGAACCATCATTTACAACTAAATACGGAAATCCAGTAATCCAAAGAATAATCAATGATCGTAAGTGGGATGTTGAAAACAACAAGAAATGGGTAACGGAAGATTCAAACGCCTATCATTACGATATAAGAGAAGCAGAAGAAAACCTATAGATTGTTAATCTAGTTAGATAGAATATATATACTACCATATTGATCGCAATTAGTGAAGCGGAAAAGTGCGTCGCCGAGAAGTAGAACCCCATTGTCAGTACCTGACAGATATAGTATAATTACTATATGAACTCATTGCTTTGGTTTTTCTTTGGATTAGGTTTGGGATTGGCATTAGATTTTGTTCTGGTAGTACACATGCTTAAGCCTATTAAAAAGCGTATTGAGGAACTTGAGGCGGGAACCGATGACCTGTGATGTATGCTATATAGAGAAAGAGCTCTTCCTGTATATCAAAGGTGATCTCGTATATTCACTATGTCAGATGTGCCTATATACCCAGAATCAGATAGATATATTCCATGCATGGGGAAGAGAGCAATTACGTAGATCCAAGGATAATGGAGATACTCCATTCTAGTATCATATATTTTAGTTGACTAGAATAATATGCATATGTTATAATATATTATATGACTGAAGTAAAGGTCCCAGGATATAAGCAAAATCCACCAGACTGGTGCGATGATTGTAATGCTGCTCCAGGGGGAGAGTGTTCAGATTGTGGATGCACTCATAATTGTTGAAAGGCGGGAATAATGATAGAACTACTACTAATAGCCATTACATGGTATTTAACCAAGTTATTCTACACAAGAGATATACGGATAAATTGGACTGATTTGGGAGATCCTGATACAGTTATGGC